ATACCCGTCACAACAATCTGGTTGTTGCGGCGCGTAGCACCAAGATTCATGTAACGAGCCATAACTGCCTCAAAGACATCATAACCCTGCACCTGACGAAGCGTACTACCATCCATATCAAGGAAATGCCAATCCTGATCAGAGAACACCTTCATAGTGGACTCATCAAGGACATAGATACGACCATACGGTGCATCAATATCAGCGATCAGAGGCATACCATTATACGATAGCGTCTTGAAGCCAGCGCCCAAGTTAAGACCCGAATCAGGCTCAACATAACGGACATCATCTTCAAGCAGCATGTAGAACTCACGCTGCACACCAAGCGACGTAACCATAGCCGTCGGCGAAGCGCCCTGCAAGCGAACAAGATTGATCGCCTTCTGCAAGTCTTCCTTCGACAAACGATAATTCGTCGTGTCAGCAATCGCCATGCGCTGATTGTCCCACCACTTCTCCGTGGAACCATCCAACTCGCCGAGATAATTACTCGACGTAGCGACAGAAACAATACGCGACAAACCATCAACCTCGTTGGAACGCGAACCAGTAGCAGAAACGCCACCATCGGTACCCGCACCAGCGCGGAAGATAAAGTGCGTAGCACCCGTAGTAACGGCAGCACCACTAATCGTGATCGTGCCATTGTCATAATCAACAGCCGTAATCTCGCGACCAGCAGCAATCGTATTAACATCAGCAGCCGTACCAATATCAATCAGCATACCAACATACAAGTGACCCTTACGAATCGCTTCCTTACCAGCAAACACATCAGTACCCGAAGCAGCATCAGCCGCAAGAACCACGACAGTATCCGCAGACGTCGTACCACACTTAGCGATACGAGCAGTACCATCACCATAGACCTGACGAGCCATATCGCGCCGCAGATCATTACGAAGACCATCCAACTCGGCCTTCAAAACCTGCAAGAACGAGCCAGCATCACTCTTCGTCTTAGCAACCGACGGACCAGTAACCTGAACAGCACCATACAGGTACTTCAGATCATACTTAGCCTTGTCATAGCCCTGCTTACCAGCAACCGGCAACGCAGCAGACTCGCCACGCGCACCAATACCACCAGAACGCGTCTTATGCAACGGCACATACGCGTACTTACCAACCAAATCCTCCGACCGCGACTCAAGACGCGACAAGAGAAGAACTTCATTATTCAACTGCTCTGCAACAGGCCCAAGGTAATACTCCTTGAGAATATTAGAGAGCGTAGAGAGAGTAGCACCATCAGTACTAGCCATTCTCACACCTCCTATTAGTAGATAAACCTAGGAGATATTACGGATCGCTTCCATAGCCGCCTTATGCGCCGCATCCAGATTAGAACCAAAATCCTTAGACGGAACACTAGCCGGACCACCGGGAGCCGGAGTCGCACCATGAGGAACCTGCTTAGACTGCAAATAATTACCCAATAATCGCTGCTGAATAGCATGATACTGGTCAGCCGCAGCAAACAAGTCCCCATTAGTAGCATGTGCAAGAGTATAAACAGCATCCATATCATCATCCGTAAAATTCGGATTCGACGTACGAATAGTCTGCTCCTGCACCGTTAACTCTGCTTCCAAAGCCTGAAGTTCCTGCTGCTCCGTCATCTGATGACGAAACTCACGCATCTCTTCTAACTCGCGAACAACCGCATCTGGAAGCGTCCCATAATCCTCCGAAACAATAGGTTCAGCCATTACAGGGATCTGGTTATGATCCGCAATGCCCAACTGATTAGAAACATGACTCACAAACTCTTTTGCAAAAGCCGGGTCCGAATCTAACTGCTGAACAAAACGTACCATCCGTACTGCCTCTTCCGGATCAACCTCAACCTCGCCAAACGCACCAAACTTAGTACGCAACTCGGCAAGTTCCTGAGTCTTGCGAGTGTAATCAGCCTGCATAGACTTATACACCGTTTGCATATCCTCAGGAAGATCATTCGGATTAAAACCAGTAAAGGATTCCACATCAGTAGGATTGTCCTCAACAATAGCCTCACCCGAATCAATCAGAGCCTCCTCATTCAAAGAATCAGGAAGTTCCAAAGATAACGCTTCCTCAGCGCCACCAATATCAATCTCACTCATCAATTACCCCTTGTTTTCTAAGAGTCCCACGTATTTGGGTTGCTCTTCAACAACGACCTCACTATCAATAATCTCCGCAGTACGAGCCTCAGCCGCAACCACAAGACCATCAACAAAACCACTCATAAGTTCCTTCATATCATCACGCGAAGGAAGCGTATGAACAGTCTCAGTCCGCTTAGTCGCCAAACCAGACGCTAAACGAATCTTATCATCCATAATGCCAACAACAGTCGCAATAGCACTCAACTGCTTAACCTCAGCCAACGGAATTAATTCTTCTAATTTAATAATAGCCTGCTCACGCACACGACTCGCATGATGAACAAAACTCTCAGCAGACTGCTCAACCAACTGTGCCCCACCATTCGACGGCGCACCCTCAGCCTCCCAATCCTTAATCCAATACCGCAGAGTACCATGCGGAACACCAGTCTCACGACTCGTCTTACGCACATTATGATCATTCAAAACCCACTGAACATACGCATCAGCCTTATCCTGATCACTCCACTCAATCCTACTCAATATTAGCCGCCTTCTCCATATACTTCTGCTCCACCTTCTGAGCCTCCAAAGCCTGATTACCAACCAACTTATTAATCACACCCTGCTGATACTCCTGCATACCCTCAAACTGAGTCTCAGGCGCATTAGGCTTATCCTTATTATCAATAACAACCGTATCAAGCGCAGGCTCCAACAACTCCTGCGGAGTAACATTCTGCACACCAGCCTGATTAAGAATCTTAGAACCAGTAGTCGGCCCAACAGCACCACGCAACTGCATAGTAACCTTCGGAGCATCCGACGACGGCACATTCTCCAACTTAATCTTCTCCTGCGTCAACTCAAAATGCCGATAAAAACGAGCCTGAACACTCATAGGAAGCGTATCAAACTCTGCACTCTTCATAAACATAGCATGAGTCTCAATATGCACAGGCGAATTCTCAAACGGCAAAGGCTTCAAACCAGCCTCAATACTCTCCTTCAACAACTCGGGAGACAACGAAGCAACCTGACCCGTCTCAGGATCAACCTGAGGATTCTGCATAGCCATCATAATATCACTAGCAGCCTTATTAGCCGCATTCATATTAACCGCAACACCATCAAGCAACTTATCATGCTCACGCATAGCCTGCTCCTCATCCGCCTCAAACTGCATCTGAAGATTCTTAAAATCAGCCATATCAAGATACTTATACGCCTTAGTAGGCGACAAAATACCCATCGTCAACAACTGCATCACACGAGCCTGCCGACCCGCACGAGTACGCGGAAGACCAGAACCAGCCTCAACACGAATCTGAACACCCTGAATAAGATCAGCATCCTCAAACCGCTCAACCTTAGGCTTAGAACCAGAACCATTAATAATAAGCATACGCGGCTCACGATAATAAGACTGAGCCAACTGAAGCATCTGATTACCAGCACGCTCCAACCCCTTCTCCATAAGCATAATCTGAGGCGCAAGACGATCCGTAGCAGCCTCCTGAAGAAGATCAATAGCAATACCAGCCTCAACATTAGGCGGCACACTACCCTCCATAATCTCATTCAAACCAAACGTATCCTTCAACCGCATACCAAGATCCTGCAAATGCTCAAACACATAAGAAGGAAGACTAGGAATAGGAATAGCCTCAGGAACCTTACCAGCCACCGGATTATACTCGAAAATAGCACCCGGCTCATCCGTAATACGCTGACGAAGCGAACCCACCGGAGCCAACATCTGCGGCTTCAACGTAAGATTCTTATACTCAATCATCTGCGACAACGTACGATTCAACTCTTTCTGAAGCGGAATAGCCTGCTCAACAACAGACGAATCCCACAACTGCCCCGGAATACGCATACCCGGAAACTTCACCAACGGCAACTCCTCAAACGGAAAAGGCCACGGAGCATCATACAACACAATATCAGGCGAACGCGTAAACACAACAAAACGCCCATCAGGATACTTAGAACCCGGCAAAAAATACCCGTAAATAACCTCACGCACATTCTCATCCGACTTAGACTCCATAGACCCAAACACACCCGGCAAAGCCTCATCAGGATACTTATTAACAGCATTAGCCTTAAGTTTAACCCCATAACGCTTCTCAACCTCTTCAGGACTCATCGGATGCACACAAAACGCGTACTGACAATCCTCAAACACCTGAGCAGAATCATCCAACAACACATCAAACGGACTCATCACATCAACACGAATATCACCCTGATACACACGACGCTCAAACATACTAGCATCAATACCCTCAGCCTCAAGATTCTTCTCAAAAAAATGCTGCACAAGAGGCTCAACAATAGGCTGACCATTAGGATCCATCATAACCTTCATACCCGGCCCAGACTTATCATCCCAACTAATCTTCCAAAAACCATTACCACAAATAATACTCCACATCATCGCCTCTTCACGCTTCTCAGTCAAATGAAACGAATCCCACCAAAACTCAAGAAGATTCTCCGCAACCTCCGTAGCCTTCTGAGCCTCAAAAGAAGCCTGACCCGGAGTCGCAAAAAACTGTGGCTTCGACTTAACAAGCCGAGACAACAAACTATTAGTATTAGGCGCAATCTGATTAGACACCAAACGCACACGATAACGAGGCTTATCACCCTCATCCGTAGGAAGCGCCTCAATACGACGCGACTTACGATTATAAAACACATACTGCTTACCCTTATAAAACGCCAAATTCAACTTCCACTGACGCTCCAACAAATCACGCTGCCGACGCAACTCATCAACCTTCTTAACCAACTTATTAGCAGGAGCATAACCCGCAGGCGCACCCTCACTAGAATATGTCTGCGAATCCAACACTACCACCCCCAATTAGTCAAAAACAATATCAGTAGGAACAAGACCAGACTGATCCAACAAACCCTTATACTCGCTAGGACTGATCAACTTATTCTGCAAAGCCCAATCAAGATCCTGCTCATCCTCACTTACCCTTAGATGACCCGTCGGAACGCCGCTTAACGGGCTTGCGCCCTCCAGCCGAAGCCGCTCCAACCGAATCCTCTCCTCCTCCAACGATAACATCCGCTCCGTCCACGACCGCTGCGTCTCCAGAATCTCCACCATCACGCTTAGTAACAACGTATCCTGCCTCTTCCGCAAGCCAAACAATAGTCTCCTCCTTCAACAACTTTAACCGCGAAGCGCCCAAATTCTTACCCTTATTACGAAAAGGCACCTCAACAACAAAAACATCACGATCAATACGCTCACCAGTAACACAATCCATATTATGCGAACTACTATTCTTAATATAAGCCATTACCACATACTCCCCATAAACTCGTCAATAAATTTATCCTCACTCTTCAACTCCGTAGGACGATCATTCAACACCCACGAAGGAAGAGAAGACGTAGAATCAGAATCAGTCGAAAAAAACGACTCACCCAACAAAGCACCAGCACAACGCAACGCAATCTCCATACTATCCAAACAGTCATCCCTAGGATTAGACACACTAGCATCATAATTAATCCACTCATCAATAAAATCACGATGCTCAGCCCGAATACGCACCTTACCAATACGAAAAAGAGGAGACATAGCCATAATACGCTCAAACTTCTTACCCTTAGCAAAAATAGGCACCACAGGAGGCATACTAGGCAGCCTCTCAGCCTGCTGCACAAGCGCAGCCTGATAAGCATTCGACTCAATACCAATAATATCAGGATTATACCGAAGATGATACTCTTGAATCTTCTCTAACTGGTCTGCAAACGGGATTTTAGCGGCATACTGGTCTAATAAGAAGACTTGGTTGCGTTTTGACACGCCAACTACAGTAATTACGAACCTATCGCCGCGTCCACTCATGCTAACAGCAGGGTCAACACCAATATACGTACTCATTTTCTCTAATGTGCCGTCTTCTTTACGAGGAAAATCCTCGTTAGTGTAGTATTGGAGCCAATCACCAGCAAGATCACGACCAGCCATACTATCAAACGCAGCCATGTACTCTTGCGCGAATAATAAGGGGTGGTAACGCTGCTTAGTGTACTCCCACTCTCGTTTAGGAAAGTAAGGATTGTCTAGGCTACGATACTCTACGCGGCCCTGCATAGGATCCTTAAGAGAATCATTAGACCAGAACTCGTCATAGAACCAGTTCTTACCATCCGGCGTGGTCGTAGTAATAAGAAGCCCTTGCTTATCAGACAAAGCAGGCCGCATGACCTGCCAAGGCTCTTCGCTTCTAATAAACGCAGCCTCATCCATCCAAAGAATGTCCAAACCCGCACCACGAAGAGATTGAGGATCATCCGAAGATTTAAACTCAATAAGGCTACCATTAGGAAATTCAAAAGTCATAGCGCCACGGTTCTCTTTTACATCTTTACCGATCTCTAAACCAGCACTCGTAATAACCTTACGCAAAGTTAAAAGAGCGGGACGCAAGACTTTATAATCTTTACTAGTAGCCCAAATCCACAAGGGACTCTTATCATTACGACCATGCGCATCCAAATGGAATTGTTCCGGATACAACGCATAGAATAACACTTCCCACGCAGCAGAAAGCGTCTTACCGCCACGACGACCAGCGACCAGATGCCTAAAACGCGTCAAATTATCTTCATTAGAATTAGTATGAAAAAGCATCTGCCACAAGTGTGGCGCATACCCCTTAGATAAGAACCAACCAATCTTCTCAGGATACTTTAAAAAAATCTCGTTAAGGGCCGCCTTATCACTAGGCGCACCATCCTTAAAATTATAATTAGGCACTACGCCACTCCTTAATGTGGACGATGCCCCGCACACTTAGGACACTTAGAATAATAATGAGGATGCTCCAAGTCACAAGAGTGACAATACCAAGGCTCCTTCTTAACATTTTTAATGCGGCGCTTAGGCTGCACATTAGAACCAAACATAAAAAAAACTCCCATAAGACTATAAAGAACCACAAAAACAATAATAACACAAAGAACAAAAAAAGACTTACATATACTATAACGAAACCAAACAAGAAAAAGTGACACCAAACACAAAACCCT